TAAGGAATGGACTCATTGTGGCTTTAGTGCAAAGTTCCTAGCCACAAAAGAAGATGAAACTAATGAGATGAGTGAGTTTGGTAGTGAATGTCATGAACTAGCTGAACATTACATTAGAAGAAGTTTAAAACTTGAAGATTATGAATCTGGCGAAAGCACATCAATTGAAGATGTTATTAAAGGTTTTAAACATTATTCAGATGAAATGGAAGAACTAGCAAATGGCTATGCCAACTATGTCATTTCAACAGTTGATTTTGAAACAAAGCGTATAGGTAAAAAACCAATAGTTCTTATCGAACAACAATTAGATATGGATTATGCACCTGATACGCACGGAACACTTGATTGTGGAATCATCGCAGGGGATACCTTAACGATAATCGACAATAAGACAGGATACATAAAGATTGATAGTTTTGATGAAACTTTAAAAGAGGTTAATTCACAACTCGCAATTTATGGTCTTTATACCTACAAGTGTTTCAAGGATTTATATCCAATTAAAAATATTAGATTAGTCATTTATCAAAAGAGAATTAACAACATCTCGGATTACACCCTTACAGCTGATGAACTTGTGAAATGGGAACAAGAATTCTTAATCCCGGCAGCTAAAGAGGCATTAAGTGAAAATCCAAAAGCAGTGGTCGGTTCTCATTGTAAGTATTGTCCCGGCAGAAACGTCTGTGCCAAAAGAAAACAAGAGACTTTAAAAGGCATAGATGAAACCAAGACAGTAGATCTAATTAGTGATGATGAAATTGAACTTTTACTTCCAAGACTTGATTCCTTAATTGCTTATGCAGAAGACATCAAAGCCTATGCATTAAAAAAAGCAACTGAACAGGGCAAGAAATGGAAAGGTTACAAACTTGTTGAATCAATAACTAAACGAAAAATTAGTGATGAAGATACAGTTTCCAAGATTTTAGTTGATGCAGGTTTTGATCCATATGCACCAAAGAAACTAATGACTATTAGTGAACTTCAAAAGAAGGTCGGTAAAGACAAATTTGAAGAGTTAGTTGGTTCTTATGTAACTAAACCAAAAGGTCAACCAGTACTAGCTCCTGAATCTGATGCTAGAGAAGAAATAAAAATTAATAAGGAGATTTAAAACATATGTTAAACATAGTAAAAGGTGTTGAAAAAACACCAATCAAAACTTGTATTTATGGTGCAGAAGGGGTAGGAAAATCATCTCTTGCTGCTCAATTCCCTGATCCACTTTTTATTGATACTGAAGGTGGAACATCAAGATTAAATGTTAGAAGAATCAAAACATCAAATTGGGAGGAACTAATCTCAATTGTTAAAGAAGTAATTGATACACCTACCATTTGTAAGACATTAGTCATCGATACTGCTGACTGGGCTGAAACTTTATGTATTGATTACATCTTAAATAAGTATCGCCAAGCAAGTATTGAATCATTTGGCTATGGCAAAGGCTACACATATATCCAAGAAGAATTTAGTGAATTCTTAAAACTATTAAATGGACTTATTGATGTAGGAATCAACCCTGTAATCATTGCTCATGGAAAGCCAAGAAAGTTTGAACTTCCTGATGAACAAGGTGCATTCGATAGATATGAAATGAAACTAACAAAGCAAGTAGCACCTTTAATTAAAGAATGGTGCGATATGCTTCTATTCTGCAACTACAAAACTTTCGTTGTAACAACTGAAACAAATACAAAGAAAGCTCAAGGTGGCAAGAGAGTTATGTATACAACTCATAATCCATGTTGGGATGCAAAAAATAGATTCGATTTACCTGATGAATTAGACCTTAATTTTGATGGTATTGCTCATTTATTTAATGTAACACCAAAGGTTGAAACTAGAACTGAAACAGTAGTGGAAACACCAAAAGAAAATCCACTTATTGTGAAGGTTAAAAAGTTAATCGTAGATAACGGCATAACTGAAGAGCAATTAGAAGATGTAGTTTCTTCAAAAGGTCATTATCAAAAAGGCACTCATTTAAGTGATTACAAAGAAGATTTTATTGCTCGTTGGATTATTCCAAATTTCAAAAAGATTGTAGAGACAATCAAATCTAATAACGGAGGAAATAACTAATTATGGAAAATACAGTAAACAATCAAAACATGGTCATGGATTGGAATGACTCTATTGAAAATGATGGTCAAGAGTTCGTTCTTTTACCAGAAGGTGACTACAACTTTACAATAACAAACTTTGAACGTGGAAGATTCCCTGGTGGACAAAAAGTCCCAGCTTGTAACAAAGCAGGAATCACTATTCAAATTGAAACAAATGTAGGTATTGCTATTGTTAAATTCGATTTATTACTTTATCGCTCACTTGAATGGCGTATTAGTTCATTCTTTAGATGCATCGGTCAAAAGAAGAGTGGCGAAAAGTTAGTCATGAATTGGAACACTGTAATTGGATCAAAAGGTAGAGCCCATATCAAACAAAGAGTTTATACCAACAATTATGGCGAAGATAAAACTGTTAACGATTTAGATAGATTCATTGATTTCAAACCTGAGTATTTTGAAAAAGGTATGGTCAATGAAATCGAAATTAGTGACGCAGACCTTCCATTCTAATGAGGTGATTCACTATGGTAGATTTAAGACCTTACCAAGTGAATGCAATTACAGCTGTATCTAGTGAATTTGAAAAGGGGCATAATCATACTTTGGTTGTGCTCCCTACAGGTACAGGCAAGACTATTGTATTTGCTAAAGTAATTGAAAAAGACGTACTAAATGGAAAACGTGCTCTTATTCTTGCTCATAGAAGTGAATTATTAGACCAAGCATCAGATAAATTAAAGATGGCTTGTGGCTTAGATACTTCACTTGAAAAAGCCGAATCAACAAGTGTCGGTAGTTTTGCACCTGTCACTGTTGCATCAGTTCAAACATTATGCCAAGAAAAAAGACTCACACAATTTCCTCATGATTATTTCGATTTAATAGTAGTGGATGAAGCTCATCACAGTATGAGTGATTCATATCAAAGAATCCTTCAATATTTCGATACTGCCAAAGTTCTAGGTGTTACTGCAACTCCTGATAGAGCAGATCAAAAAAATCTAGGACAATTCTTTGATTCAAAGGCGTTTGAATATACGTTGAATCAAGCAGTAAGAGAGGGCTACTTAAGTCCTGTAAAAGCTCAAATGATACCTCTTGAATTAGACATTAACAATGTCGGAATTTCAAACGGTGATTATGCTGTTGGAGATATTGGTAATGCACTAGAACCATACTTAAACAAAATAGCACTTGAAATGCTTAATTATTGTAAAGGTAGAAAGACTGTTGTTTTCTTACCTTTGGTAAAAACATCTCAAAAGTTCTGCGAATTATTAAACTTACACGGATTTCGTGCAGCTGAAGTTAATGGTAATTCAAAGGATAGAGAAGAGATATTAAATGACTTTGAAAATGGCGAACTTGATGTTCTTTGTAACAGTATGCTTTTAACGGAAGGATGGGATTGTCCCTGTGTTGATTGCATCATTGTTTTAAGACCTACAAAAGTTCGTAGTTTATATCAACAAATGGTCGGTAGGGGTATGCGTTTATATCCAAACAAAACTGAATTATTACTTTTAGATTTCTTATGGATGACTGAACGTCACGATCTATGTAGACCTAGTGCATTAATTTCAAAAGATGATGAAATCGCAAAACGCATCGACAAGAAGATGATGGATAAGGTTTCTGGTATCGATTTAATTGATGCTGAAGATGAAGCTGAAAACGATGTAATTAAAGAAAGAGAAGATGCACTTGCACGTGAACTTGAATCAATGAAAAGAAAGAAAAGACAACTTGTTGATCCAATTCAATATGCCCTTTCTATTGCAGCTGAGGACTTAGCTAATTATCAGCCTACATTTGCTTGGGAGTGCGGACCTGCAAGTCAAAAACAACTCGAATATCTAGAAAAACACGGCATTTTTGCTGAACAAATAGAAAACGCAGGTATGGCATCTCTTTTAATTGAAAAGTTAAAGAATAGACAACTTGAAGGTTTAGCAACACCTAAACAAATTAGATTCCTAGAAAAATATGGATTCTACCATGTTGGTCTTTGGAGTTTTGAAGATGCAAGTAAGATGATTACTCGTATTTCACTTAATAATTGGTTCTTACCTAGAGGTATAGATCCACAACAATATCAACCTAATTAAGGAGATGCTTTATGGACAAAAACAATATTTTAGAAGCTTTAGAATATATCAATGTTTCCGATTTATCTTATCAAGAGTGGATTAATGTTGGATTTGCTCTAAAAGCTGAAGGTTATGATGTTTCCATTTGGGACAATTGGTCTAGAAATGACAAACGTTATAAAGAAGGCGAATGTCAAAGAAAATGGAATAGTTTTCAAGGATCATCAAATCCAATTACAGGTGCATCTATAGTTCAAATGGCTAAAGATAGGGGTTTTGCTCCTATCTCATTTGAAGGTGATGGACTTATGGATTGGGATGATGTAATCGAATACGATGGGAATGGGGTAACTTATGAAGTCCCATCTTCATTATCACCAAGTGAACAACTTATTAAATATCTTGAGACTTTATTTGAACCTGATGAATTAGTCGGCTTTGTTACTAATGACGTATGGCAAGATAAAGATGGTAAATGGATGCCTTCAAAAGGAGTCTATGATAGAACTCGTGATGAATTAATAGAATCAATCAAAAAGAATCCTACTGATTTAGGAGCTACTATTGGTGATTGGAAAGAAGAATGTGGTGCTTGGATTAGATTCAACCCTGTAGATGGAAGTGGTGTTAAAAATGAAAACATCACTAGATTTACTTATGCATTAGTCGAAAGTGATGAAATGCCAATAAGTGAACAAGATGCTATTTATAGAAAACTTGAACTTCCTATCGCAACACTTACTCATTCTGGTGGTAAAAGCCTACATGCAATTATTAGAGTTGATGCTAAAGATGCAGATGAATATCGTAAAAGAGTTAACTTTCTCTATGACTTTTTAGAAAAGAATGGACTCAAAATCGATAAACAAAATCGCAATCCTAGTAGATTATCAAGAATGCCTGGTGTCACTAGAAATGGCGTAGAACAAACCTTAATTACTACAAATATCGGTCGCAAATCCTGGATAGAATGGCTTGACTATGTTGAAGGGGCAACTGATGAATTACCTCCATTAACTTATTTATCCGATGAACTTATTGATCCTCCAGCATTACCTAAAGAGTTAATTCAAAACATACTTAGATGTGGACATAAAATGCTTATCTCAGGTTCGAGCAAAGCAGGTAAGTCATTCCTTCTAATGGAACTATGTGTTGCATTGTCTGAAGGAACTAAATGGATAGGATTTCAATGTAAAAAATCAAAAGTTCTTTATGTGAATTTGGAAATTGATAGACCAAGTTGCATCAATCGTTTCATTGAAATTTATAAGGCACTTGGAATAAAACCAAAGTATGCACAAGATATAGTTATTTGGAATCTTCGTGGACACGCAGTTCCTTTAGATAAACTAGTACCTAAACTTATTAGAAGAGTTATTAATCAACAATATGATGCTGTTATCATTGACCCTATTTATAAAGTAATTACAGGTGATGAAAACAATGCATCTGAAATGGGACAATTCTGTAATCAATTTGATAAGATTTGTACTCAAACTGGATGTTCAGTTATTTATTGTCATCATCATAGCAAAGGTGCTCAAGGTTCTAAAAAGGCAATAGACCGTTCTAGTGGAAGTGGTGTTTTTGCTAGAGACCCTGATGCAATTTTAGATATGGTTCAACTTAATGCAGATGAGGATTTCCTACTTGAAAATGCTGATTCAGTAAATTCTACTGCATGGCGTGTTGAGACATCACTTAGAGAATTCCCTATTTGTAAGCCAATCAACATTTGGTTTGAATATCCTATTCATAAAGTTGATGAACATAACTTATTAGTTAAGACAGTAGTTGATGGTAGCAAAGAAGCTAATTTGACTAAATCTGCAAAAAGAAAACAAACACCTGAATCAAGAAAAGAAGAGTTTGATGATGCTTTTAATTTCTTGTCAGCTGGTGGAAATGAATGTGACTTTGACCTTCTTATGGAACAGTTAGACCTAAAAGAAAGAGCCCTTCGTCAAAGAATATACGAATACAAAGATGAGTATTCTTACTCAAAAGGTAAGGTATATAAAGGTGGTGGCAACAATGATTAGGCAACTGGCAAATAGGAAAAAATGCCAATTTTGTGCTGGGTGGCAAAAAGGAAGAAAAATCCTATCTGCCAATGCCAGGCAAATTGGTAAAAATTTAAAAAATCTATACTCTAGAACTGGCATCAATTCGGTCATTGGACAAATAGGGTATATTTATATATACCCATTTGCCAATGCCAATTTGCCAGCTAGATCGTGCGAGGAGCAAGGCAAAGAAAACAAAAGAAAGTTGGAGGTTGCCAGAACATGAAAATATTTCTACTAATGGATCCACCAACTGTTACTGCTCAAGAACGTAAGGTAGTAGTTGTTAGAAGAAAGCCAATCTTCTATAAACCTGAGAATGTTCAAAAAGCACAAAACGAAATCATCAAATACTTAAAACCCTTTAAACCAAAAGAACCTATGAATGGTCCACTTGAATTAAAGGTGACTTGGTTATTTCCTAGAGGCAAAACTCACAAGCATATGGAATGGCGAGTAACAAAGCCTGATACCGATAATCTTGAAAAGATGCTAAAGGACTGTATGACTCATTTAGGATTTTGGAAAGATGATAGTCAAGTTGTAAAAGAAACTTGTGAAAAGAAATGGAGTGATGAACCAACAGGAATTTCAATTCAAGTTGAGATACTAGATAAAATCGCAAAGGAGGAAAAGGCATGACAAAGATTGAATACTTATCGCAAGTGTATAAGTTACAACTCAAAATTGATAAAAAGAAAATACGTGCAGAAGAGTACGAGCGTTTGTCTATGTCTATTCCTGGTCCAAACTATGACCAACCTGTAGTAGATAAAACTAGAAGTCTTGAAGCTCCATTTGTTAAGTGGATTGGAAAACTTATAGATATCCAAAAAGAAATCGAAGAGTTAGAAAAGAAACTTGATGTTCTTAAAGCAGAAGTGATAGGTGTTATTGAAACTTTGGAAAATGAAGATTATAAAAATGTTCTAGCCCTTAGATATATAAGTGGATTCACGTGGACGGACATATGCGAAAAACTTTATATTTCTAGAGCAACAGTTCATAGATGGCACGATAAAGCAGTGGAGATTTTAGTTATTCCAAAAATTGAGACACAATGAGACACTGTGAGCCATAGTAATCACAGGGGTAGTGTGATATCATTATAATAGGCGAAAGCTATAAAAAATTAAGCTCATAGGGAGTGATCCTTGTGGGCTTTTTTCATGCCTAGAAGGAGTTGACACAATGTTAGATGTTATTGAACTTTTTTC